ATGGGGCGAACTATCAAGAAACCGCGCCCTTCGGATTGCCCAAACGGAAATGAACGCCGCCGCCAACTACGGGGCGATGGAAGCCGCCACCGCCGCAGGCATGACTCGCAAGTTTTGGATAACCGCAAGCGACCAAAGGGTACGACCAGACCCGAGGAAGAAGCCTCGTGCGGGCGATGCCAACCACCGGGTACTTGACGGTGAGGAAAGACCCATCGGGGAAGCGTTCAGCAACGGTCTCATGCAACCATCACAGGCGGGTGGTCCTGCGGGAGAGGTTATTAACTGCCGCTGTCAAATGGGCTTCTTGCCTTAATTACTCAACCACATGGATCAGATAGAACAGACAGGAAAGGTGATCGAAGTCGGCAAACTGATTGCCGGAGTTATCGTCGTGTCGATGCTTGTCGGCGTAGCGACCGCCGGGTATCGTGAAATTCCAGATCGAGTTGGTGCGGTTGAGATGGCACAGGGAAGCATCCTGACGCAAATAGGAACGATGGAGGACCGTATCGAAGCGGTAGAGCGCACCCAAGCCGAAATCAAGAAGGAATTACAACTTATCACGTGCCTGCAACTGGCAGAAGCCAGAAAATTATCTTATCAGGAGTGCATCCAATGAAACGAGCCGCCGCCATCATACTGCTTTGCCTTTTTGCAACTGCCGCACACGGGCAGGTGGGCATGGAGCGCGACCTATCGGGCAACCAGATCAACGCCGAGTTTTATCTGGAAGTGGCTAAAGGTGACGTTAAGAGTCACAGCGTAGTCAACAAGTTTGGCGAGGCTGACGCTATCGGTACAACGTGGACGGTCATTACAGACAGCAAGACGTACCCAACGCCTACCGCTGCGGTGTCTCTTGAGATACTGTCCTCGTCCGATGTAGACAGCACAAGCAACGCAGGTGCGCAGCAGGTACTTATTCAGGGCATCGGTGCGGATTGGCGCGAGCAGACAGAAACGGTATCGATGCGTGGGACACAGGCGGTAGACCTTAGCAATACGTGGCTGCGCGTATATCGTATGTACGTTGTCAGCACAAACACCTACGCCTCAACGTCAGCCAGTACCCACGCCGGGACCATAACGCTACGAGCAGACGGTGGCGGTGCTACATGGGGCGTACTGACCAAAGACGGTGTGTTTGGCTATGGTCAGAGCCTGATCGGTGCGTATACTGTGCCGAAAGGAAAGACTGCTTTCTTGACCTCGTACTCGGCAGATGTTGAGCCAACCAAGAACGCCAACATCGCCTTCTACCAACGCTGTGGAGCGGACGATGTGGCCGAGCCATATGAACCAATGCGCTTGCAGTCGCTACACAAGGGCTTGCAGAATACGCTCGTCATAACTAACCACGTCTCACGCGGTCCCTTCGTCGGACCCTGCGACATCGGATTCTTTGCGAAGGTGTCAAACAGCACCGCCAACATCTCCCTTCAGTTTAACATTGTCCTGATAGACAATGGTGAGTGAGCATGACAAAAATATCAAGAGCGTTGAGTACTTGGCTTTAATTATAGCCGCTTACTACGCCGAACTGATACGCCTCGGCATACCGGAAGGAGAAGCCACGATCATCGCCGCAGCACTACAAGACATCATCTTTGAGGGAATGGGATGACCTACACCTATAAGCGAGAGGACGGTACTGTCTTTGAGCATTTCGCTTCCATCAAGAGCGCACCGCTCACCAAGTGTCCAACCACAGGGCAGAAGTGTTACATCGTCATCACAGGCGGCAGCACGACCGTATTTAAAGGCGGCGGTTGGGTAGATAAGAAAACGAACCGCTAAACCATCTGATTGTATAACGGGACATGGAAGAGCTCGACGAGGTATATCGCAAGTGGAACAGGCTCGCCAATATGAGCGCGTCTGATCTTCGAGCGTGGTCCGAAACCGAGTGCAGCCGCTTGGCATCGGTAGACCCGGCGGCAGTCATCGCTCGCAATCTTGAACTGCTCGAAACCAAGAAAGACGATTGGACGGAGAAGCACATCAACAACGCCAACCGCGCCATCTCCTTCATTGAGCGTATGCGTAACGGCGAGCAGGGCGAACCCGCGAAGGAGGGCTGCCCGAGCAAACGAGATATATCATTAAAGAACTGGGCGCATGATCCGCGTAAGCCGCTCAACAAATCGACAGACACAATGAACGACAACGAAATGCTCATCGCCTACGGGGGCGAGGTTAAAGCTCTGGGTGACGGTCGAATCGGCGGCTATCTGGTGAGGTTTAGCGGACCGACTGACCCCGACCTATACGGTGATTTCTTTACCAAGTCCACCGACTTCGGCATCCAAGCAACCCTCCCCGTCTTTTACCAACACGGATACGACGATACCCTGAAGAACAGGCAGATCGGCGTGGGCGAAATCAGCAGCACCGATGCAGGTCTCTGGTTCGAGGCGCAGCTGGAGAAGCGCGACGAGTACGAGAAGATGGTTAACGAGCTGGTCGAGATGGGCAAACTCGGCTACTCGTCCGGCGCGGTCGGACACCTCGTCAGCCGCAAAGACTCGGACAACGGGTCAAAAGAAATTGAGACATGGATACTCGGCGAGGCATCGCTCGTGCTAAACCCTGCCGAGCCACGCAACCACGTAATGTCTATCAAGGAATTTGTCGAGGCATCAGCCCCGGCAGCACAGGAAATTGCATCTGATGTAGTGGAGCCAGAGGCAGACACGGCAGAGGCGGGGCATGATCACCCTGCGCCAACTGCGGCAGAAGCCAAATCGGAAGCAATCGATGAAGCGCCCGACATGGGCGAAACTCCACACACAGAACAAGAGGACGATACAATGCCTGAACAGAACAATGACGTTCTGAAAAGCATCGAGTCAATGCTCGAAGCACAGAACGCTCGCCTTGACGCTATGGAAGAAGCCAAAGCCGCTCCTGCCATCGTCGAAGTACCTGCCGAAGCCAAGTCCGCTCCGGCTATTATCACAAGCACCGGAGACTCCGAAGCCAAAGCATACGCCGCATGGGTACGCGATGGTGATGCAGGCGCTCTCCGTGGCGCTAAAGGCTACGAAGTAGATGGTCGTGAAGTTGAGATCAAAGCATCCAACGACACGGACATGAACATCGGAAGCGTTGCTGATGGTCAAGCGGTCGTACCAACGGGACACTTTGAAGGCATCTTCGCCAAGAAGTCCGAAGCCGACCTCACGGACCTGCTCGGTCTGACCCGCATCCCCGGTGTCGGAACGACTGTCAACGTACCCTTCGACAACGAAGCCGATGGTGAGTTCGTCAGCACAGCAGAAGCCAACGCCTACGACCGTGACGCTCCGGCTCTCGGACAGCAGGCTTTCACGCTCGTCAAGTACACGAAGAAAGTACAGTTGAGCGAAGAACTTCTCGAAGACGAAACGAGCAACCTGCTCGCCTTCATTGAGAACTTCGTTGCTCGCGGCATGGCGAAAACCAACAACAGCCTGATCGTTGCCGAGGCTGCTGCCTCTGGCACGGAAGCAATCGCATCGACCGCCGCAGGCATCGCCGCCGGTGAGATCGAGGACATCGCTTTCAACGATACGGTCCAGTTCTACCTCGACAGCCCGAACATCGCATGGCTGACTCGTGGCTCCACCTACGGCAACATCGCTGCTCTGACGGGCAACGAGCGCCTGTATGCAGAGCAGGGCATCCGTTCGACCTTCGGTCAGTACGCCAACCGTCCGAGCCTGCTCGGATACCCCGTCATGTTCTCGGCTAAAGTCGACGCTGACGGTACGGGTGACAACAAGCCGATCTTCTTCGGTGACTGGTCGCAGATGGGCTACTACATGGCACCGACCATGAAAGTCCTCCGTGATCCCTACGGAGACGCTGCAACCGGACAGGTCAACCTGTTCTACTCATACCGTGTAGACTACGAGATCCTTCAGCCGGAGGCTATCGTATACGCTCGCGTATCTAACACCTAATAGGTGGGTGAGCCGGGTGGTGTAAAGGCGCACACCTTTTCCTCTCTCGGGGTGGAGCGGGTTCGATTCCCGCCCCGGCTCCTACATTTCAACAAACATCTGCCATGTCGCTTACCGTTACATCTGCACCCTCTGTTGAGCCAGTAAGCACAGCAGAAGCAAAGGAATGGTTGCGTATCGATTCGTCCGATACGAGCCAAGACGCGATCCTGACGATCCTTATCAAGGCGGCTCGAGTTCGCGTTGAGGAATACCTGCGGCGCTCCCTCATCACCCGCACCTATTCGTGGGAGATGAACGGAGACGATATGCGGGACCGGATTGAGATACCCAGACCTCCGGTGCAGTCGGTAACATCGCTGACCATCTACGATGAGAACAGCGCAGGCGTGGAGACATCCTACACCGAAGCCGCCGAGAACTGGCAACTGGTCGAGGAATCCTATCTAAAACACCGCAACGATGGTTGGGAAGTTAACCGCATGGACCGCGCAGGTACGTTGGTATACGTTGCCGGATATGGTGACACATCTACCGATCTTCCTGCTGACATCCTGATTGCTACGCTGAAACTGCTCGCCCTTTGGTACGAGCGCAGAGGCGATGAGAACCGCGACAACGTAGAGGAGCGGGAGTTTAGGATTCTTGGCGAGATCGCCCACCACAGGACAATCGGATTCTGATGATAGGAGAAATGCGTCATAGGGTAGCGGTGCAGGCTGCCACGGCAACGAACAACCTCGGTGTCATTACGGAGACATGGGAAACCATAGAGACCGTGTACGCCTCTGTGCGGACGCTGACGGGACGCGAAGCCGAGGACGCGAGTAAACCCGAGGGCATCTATACACACGAGTTCACGATGCGATACAGGGACGATCTCGGCACAGCCGATACGCAGATGCTTAATAAGTATCGACTCGTTTTTCGCAGCGAGAACCATGATGTACGCGCGGTCGAAAATGTGGACTTCCGCGACAAGTTTATGATCGTCAAGACGGAGAGGCAGGGCTAATGGCAAAAGTGGATGTTCAGGTCGTAGGTCTTGAGAAGGCTATGCGCGACATCGCCAAATATAGCGAGCAAGCGCAGGA